TATTCCCACAAGAGGAAGATGACGAATCAAGCGCGGCAGACGCTACAGGCGGTGCTTCTGTGATGGGTTTAGGAGATATAAGAACAGCACAAAATTTAGCGAACACACGATCAAGTGATCTCGTTGCTCTTTTACGTGGTGATACTTCTGTTAACCCTAATGTTCAAGTTGGTTCTTTTGAACCTGACACACCTTTTATTTCCGTTAGAAATCCTAACACAGGTGAAACAGAATTTATGATGGACCCAGATCCAGGATTAGCTAGAGCTGTTTTAGGGGACGAAACAATTCAAGATTTAATACGTTTAAACCAATACCCTAGTAGAACTTTGCAAGAAGAGCCAACAATGAACTTTCCAATGGCAGAAGGTAGAACAGATTTATCCCCTGCAGAAAAAGCAAGACAAGATTTAGAAGCAGCAGGATATTCTGATGACCAAATTAATGCGATTATAGATAAAACCTTTTTTGCAGGTGGCGGTCTAATACCACCGAACAAAGGACCGATGTCCGAAGGGGTTGCTTCTTTATTCGAAACCAAGTAAGGATAGTAAATGGAAATAGATAAAGCACTACCTAATACTAAAAGAACAACAATAGATCTTCCAAGTAAAGATGATCTAGAAGAAGTTGTTGTTCAAGAATTAAACAAAGAGCAACAAGCTCCAGAAGAAGTAGAGGTTATTGAAACAGAAGAAGGTGGAGCAGAAATTTCTTTTGACCCTTCTAAAGCTATGGCGGAAGGTAGTGAAAATCATTTTGCAAATTTAGCTGAATACTTAGAAGACGATGTCTTAGGACCTTTAGGTAATGAACTTAAAGACATGTTTCTAGATTACAAATCTTCTAGAAAAGATTGGGAGCAATCTTACACACAAGGATTAGATTTATTAGGTTTTAAATATGAAGAGAGAGGTGAACCTTTTCAAGGAGCAAGTGGTGCAACACACCCTGTCCTCGCAGAAGCAGTCACACAATTTCAATCTCTAGCTTACAAAGAATTACTACCGGCCGACGGCCCTGTTAGAACACAAATTATCGGTGCACCTAGCACTGCTAAAGAACAACAAAGCGAACGTGTCAAAGAGTTCATGAACTATCAACTTATGTCAGAGATGAAAGAGTATGAACAAGAGTTTGATCAAATGCTTTTCTATCTTCCTCTCTCAGGCTCGACATTTAAAAAAGTGTACTACGATGAATTATTAGGTCGAGCCGTTTCAAAGTTTGTACCCGCAGATGATTTGTTAGTACCTTATTCTGCAACTAGTTTAGAAGATGCTGATAGCATTATTCATAAAATAAATATTTCTGAAAACGATTTACGTAAACAACAAGTGGGTGGCTTCTATCGAGATATAGAAGTATCAGAATCATCAAACGAAGATGATGATATCGCAGCTAAAGAAAGAGAGTTAGAAGGTATTCGTAAATCTGAAAAATCAGATATGTATACATTGTTGGAGTGTCATGTTGATTTAGATTTAGAAGGATTTGAAGACAGTAATCCTGAGACAGGTGAAGCGACAGAAATTAAATTACCTTACATTGTTACTATCGAAGAAGGTAGTAGAGAAGTTTTATCAATTCGTAGAAATTACGAAGCACAAGATCCTAAGAAAAAAAGAATTAATTATTTTACACATTTTAAGTTTTTACCAGGTCTAGGTTTTTATGGCTTTGGTTTAATTCACATGATTGGTGGATTATCAAGAACTGCAACAGCGGCCCTACGACAGCTTTTGGATGCAGGGACTCTTTCTAATCTACCCTCGGGTTTTAAAACGAGAGGCATCAGAGTACGAGATGAAGCACAGTCAATACAACCAGGAGAGTTTAGAGATGTAGACGCTCCAGGAGGTAATCTCCGTGAATCATTTATGCCCCTTCCTTTTAAAGAGCCGTCTGCAACACTATTGCAGCTCATGGGCATAGTGGTGCAGGCGGGACAAAGATTTGCTTCTATTGCAGATATGCAAGTAGGTGATGGCAATCAAGGTGCTGCTGTAGGTACAACTGTTGCATTATTAGAACGTGGCTCTCGTGTCATGTCAGCCATACATAAAAGATTATACAATTCTCTAAAAGGTGAATTCAAACAACTAGTAAGAATCTTCTCACTTTATTTACCACCTGAATATCCGTACGACGTGGTGGGTGGTCAACGTATGATTAAACAAACAGACTTTGATGATAAAGTTGATATTCTACCAATAGCAGATCCTAATATCTTTTCACAAACACAAAGAATTAGTTTAGCTCAAACACAATTACAATTAGCTCAAACAAATCCTAAAATACATAATCTATATCAAGCTTATCGTAGTATGTATGAAGCAATAGGAATTAAAAACGTCGACTTAATTCTACCTCCTCCACAACCACCACAACCAATGGACCCTAGTATGGAACATATACAGTCTATGGCAGGTAAAAAATTTCAAGCTTTTCCTAAACAAGACCACAAAGCACACATAGATGCTCATTTAAATTTTATGGGTACAAGCACAGTAAGAAATAATCCTACGATTATGTCTTTAGTACAAAAAAATATACTTGAACATATATCTTTAATGGCTCAAGAGCAGATTCAATTAGAATTTGCAGAAGAATTAGTACAACTACAACAAATGCAAGCTCAAATGCAGCAACAAGCCATGACAGGTATGCCTGCACAACCAAATCCTATGATGGAACAACTACAAATCGGTATAGAATCTAGAAAATCTAAACTTATTGCAGAAATGACCAAAGACTTTATGGAAGAAGAACGTAAAATTAACTCTGCAGAGGATGTTGACCCACTTGTTAAACTAAAAGGTAGAGAAATAGACCTTCGTGCCATGGAGAATGAACGTAAAAAAGACGAAGGTGAGCAAAAATTAGAGATAGAACGTGCAAAATTAGTTCAAGATCAAGTAACACACGATGAAAAAATGGAACAAAATGAAGATTTAGCTGGTTTACGTGCTGGAGTCTCCCTAGCAAAAGCAGGTGTGTCAAAAATGAAGGTAATGACTAACAATTAATGCCTAAACAGACAAAAAAACAAAATAAAAAAATTGCAAAAGTCATGCGAGAATTCAAAAACAAAAAATTACCTATCGGAAAGTCGAAAAAAAAGGTAAAATCTCGCAAACAGGCCATAGCTATCGCACTAAGCGAAGCAGGTTTGAAAAAAAAATAACAAAGGAGCTAAAGATTATGAAGAGTATGAGTAAAAGACCGATTGATCATCAAATGTTTGTTGACAAAGACGGTTATAAAAAAGGAGGCGTTGAAATTGAAACAACAAATCCTAAAGAAACTCAGGTAGAAAAAATCGGCGGACAAAAACGTGTTCTTCCTGAGAAAAAACGTAGTGCCAAGTGGTACTAATTTAAAAAAGGAGGATATCATGATGATATTTGGATGGAACCCAATGGATAAGTGGAAAAAACTTAACAAAAAGGGCAAACTATTCGTAGTCGCTGTTGCAGTTGTTATTGTAGTAGCAATCGTTAAAGGTATTTAATAATGCTATCTAAATTATTAGGCGGATCTTTAGTAGACACTGTCGGTAAAGTCATCGACAGTGTCCACACCTCAGAAGAGGAGAAACTTGCCGCAAGAAATAAACTTAAAGAATTAGAAAATCAGATCAATTCCAAACAAATGGATATCAACTTAGCTGACGCTAAGTCTACTGCTACAGGTTTTGGTGGTATGATGCAGCGATCGTGGCGTCCCCTAATCGGAATGTCCTGTGCGTTAGCGATTTTGTGGGAATTTGTGTTAAAACAATTTATTATGTTCGGTTTAGCTGCATTTAGTATAGAACATGCACCTTTACCTGAGCTTGACATGTCGACTTTATTCCCGCTTGTCACAGCCTTGCTCGGAATGTCCGGACTCCGCTCATGGGAAAAAAGTAAGAAACTCACAAAATGACCATTTGTATAAAATGTCAATGTGCTTGTCATTGTGACACCTCTTGTATTTGGTGTGGGTGTGTAGGTTGTACTCATGAAGAAACAGAAGACGAATAGCACTATTGATCATGTAGTTAAAAAGACTACAATAGGTAATGGTAGAATAAGTACGTCTACCATGAATAAACATAAGCGACGAAGCTTTAAACCATATAGGGGACAAGGACGATGAAAAAAAAATTAAAACCAATACCAGCAGGTAACAAAGGATTACCAAAACTACCTAAACCTATTCGTGCTAAAATGGGTTTTCTAAAAAAAGGTGGAAGGGTTAAAAAGAAAAAATAATGGGTAAATTATGCGCGAGAGGAAAAGCTGCTGCTAAGCGGAAATTTAAAGTCTACCCTAGCGCGTATGCTAATATGTATGCAAGCGGGGTTTGTAGTGGAAAGATTACACCAGGAGGTAAGAAAAATAAAAAAGCTGATGGTGGTATGATTTCTAGTAATCAAGTATCACAAGATAGAAAAAAAGTTTCTAGTTACGGTCAAGGTGGTATTGCTAAAGGTTGTGGTGCTGTTTTAAAAAAGAAAAGAAAAAAAACTAAAAAGTATTAATGGCTAAAAAAGGATTAAGATCTTGGGTAAAAGAAAATTGGGTAGATATAGCCAATAAAAA